GTTAGACATAGTATCACATAATTTTGAATGTCTTGTAGCTCATTCATTGTAAGTTCCTTTTTCTTAGATAACATATTAAATTGCTTTTTATATAATTCAATCACCTTTTTTACATCATCATGATCTATCCAATTCTCTTCTTGAGTTTTTGTTTTTGTATTGTCTTTTTGTTCATCATTATAGACCTTGCAGTCATCTATCATTTGCTCCCGATATTTCATATTATTTGATAAAACAAAGAGCGCTGCTAGGATTGTTTTTCGTTTATTAATAGTTATTTCTTTAAGTTCATTTAAAAATAATTTAGCATTATCGAATTTAGCTAACATTATTTCTGAATCATCTGGATATACTTTTTTATAAATTGTTTTCAATGATGATGCATATGTTTTAATAGAAGAATCAGAAAGATTTGGTCTATTTGTTTTAAGTTGTTCCTTAATAATATCCATGTTTATATTAATATAATATTATATTTTAAATAATAATATATTAATTTAATTAATTAATTACCATAACTCCAACGAGCCCCATCGTTAAATGGATAAAGTTCATTTAATAAATCTGTCATTGTAATAGGATTTTTATATAAATTTACTAAAAGTTCTTTATGTTCATTGTTTTCATAAATATAATATTCTTTTAAGTTAGGACATTGTTTTACATCATATTTTAATGCATGTTCTATATTTTCACTTGAAATATATAAATATATCTTTTTAGGTTCCATTTTATATATATTCCCTTAATATTATAATTTTATATTAATTAATTTAATTAATTAATTTAATTACAAATCAATTGTTTTTGTAATTTTCTGATTGAAAACAAAATTACCTCCAATAGATAGATGAAATGATGATGGGTTGTATAGATTTGTTAGATATTCTTTATATTCATTATTTTCATAAATATACATTTGCATTGGATTACCAGTTTTGCGTGCACCAAACATCATAGCATGTTCAGTATACTCAGCTGGAACAAAGAGAAATATTTTTGATTGAATATTTTTCATTTATATTACTTAATATTATAAATTATTATATTTAACGAAATATATATAAAACGTCGTTTAACGTTATTTAAAGACAACTGTATATATTATATTATAGGATGCCTGATTATAATAAAGCTAAGATTTATGAATTAGTTTGCAATAATACTGGACTTAAATATTATGGAAGTACTGTTCAGCCATTGTATAAACGATTATCAGGACATGTTGATTATTTAAAAAAAAATCATTATGTAACATCAGCAGAAATTATCAAAGGAGGAAATTATTACATTAATCTAGTTGAAAATTTTTCATGTAGCTCTAAAGAAGAATTGCATGCAAGAGAACGATGGTATATTCAAAATAATGATTGTGTTAATAAAATTATACCAACTCGAACACCTAAACAATATATGGAAGATAATAAAGATATTATTGCAAAAAAAGCAAAACAATATAGAGAAGATAATAAAGAATATTTTAAAAAATATAAAACCGAATATAGAGATAAAAATAAAGATATTATTGCAAAAAAACACAAAGAATATTATGAAATTAATAAAGATATTATTGCAAAAAAAGAAAAACAATATAGAGAAAATAATAAAGATATTATTGCAAAAAAAGATAAAGATTATTATGATAATAATAAAGATATTATTGCAAAAAAAGCAAAACAATATAGAGAAAATAATAAAGATATTATTGCAAAAAAAAACAAAGAATATTATTTAAGAAAAAAACAAGAAAAATTAGAAAGTATATTAAATTAAAAAAAATTATTTTATATAATCTATGGTATTTTATATAAAATGAGTAATCAGTTTAAACCCGCGCCATGTGATATTAATTTACGTGGTACACTAAAAGTATTTGTTACTACTTCAAAAATAGTAGCTGATGTATTAGAACACCTTAAATCTATTCCAGAAATTAAAGATTTGCAAAATTCACTACAATTTCTCGAATACACTGCTAGTCTTGTAGAAAATATGTGCAGTAAAAAAGCATCAGATGATGAAAAATTCCAAATAATTTTAAAAATATATTATGGTCTTTTTGATGAAGTTAATCTAAACACATTGCGATCTAATTTAGATTATATTAAATCTAACAAATTAGTCCATAAAATATCTATTGTCAAGTCTTTTTTTTCTTCAATAAGAAAACTTCTATAATTAATAAATTATTCCCAATACTTAATAATGCAGTGATGAATATTCCTATAGTTCAAGTCACAATTACATCATCATTGGTTAAGTTAGGATTGTCTAAATATGTAATAACATTAATTTTATTATTCATATAATTTTATTTTTCTTTTATCATGTTTTTTCTTAAATAAATCAAACATAATATCTAATTCATCTAACACAAAATTACAATAGATACATTTATGCTTAGTTTGATTTGGTTTTATTTCAAATCTATGATAAAAACATTTCTTTAAATCATTTTCATTATTATTTGGCATAATAATCATTATTCTTCTGTTTCTAAGTTAGATTTTATTTCATTTATAATCTCTTTAAATATATCAATGATTAATTGTTCATTTTGAATAGAAGTATTTAATTCAATATTATCAATTTTCTTTAAGTTCTTTTTTATATAGAATTCAAATTCTAAAATATTATTAGTTGTTAGATATTCATGTAGATCTTCAAATTCAGTAGCTAGTTTTTTTCTTTTAGAAATTAAATCATCTAATAGATTGGGTAGTGTATTTTTTATTTTTAAATAAAAATCAAATACTTCATCACATTTATATTTTGGCTGTTTACCAGATAATACTAAAGATTTTAGATAACTGCGTTGTCTATAAAGTTTAGCTTTTTGTTTCTTTTTATCTTCATCCATATTAATTTATATTAATATTATTATTATTATAAATTAATTTTTATTTTTTTAAGCGAAGCAACCTTTTGGTAATAATTCTTTCATCAAAATATAATCTCTATACTTATAAAATCGAGGATTTAAAGATTCATAATAATTATATTCTTTTCTTAATTCATTTTCAAAATCAATAAATTTATCATATGCTGGTTCATAGCTATATAAATCATAAAAATATGGTAAAGATGTTGTTAGAATAATTTCTAATAAATACCATTTTTCAAAAGGATATCGGTTATCATATGATTGATGTGGTTGTTCTGCCATTAATTTTATTTCTCTGCAAATTGTATTTAAGAGTTTTGCTTTATCAATATAACACATAATACATTTTGATAATTCTTGACTATAATAATCAAATATAGTTTTTTGTATATATTTTACTGTATCTATAAAACATCCATAAGATTGCATGTCTAATTGTTTCTCTCTATATTCTTCCATTTATATATATATTTAGAAAATAATTTCCTTAATATATTTTATTATTTATTTAAATTAATTATTAATTAAATTATTAAGAAAATTATCTATAAATGCATAAAAGCGTGGATTTAAAAGATCATAATAATTATATTCTTTTCTTAATTCATTTTCAAAATCAATAAATTTATTATATGCTATTTCATTATCCAAATAATAATAAAAATTAGATAATGATATCGTTAAAATAGTTTCTATTAAATCAAATATATTAATAATATACTGTTCTGATATTTTTTTTATTGATTCACACATTTTTACCAAAAGTTCAAATTTATCAATTTCAATACCATCAAATTCTAAATGATAACCATTTTTATTATGTCTTATTCTTATTCTATTTTCATAATAATCATTTAATTTTGTTTTAATATTTTGTATAGTAATTATAAAATCATTATAATTTAATCTATCTATCTGTTTCTTTCTATATTCTTCCATTTATATATATATTTAGAAAATAGTTTACTTAATATATTTTATTATTTTATTAAATTAATTATTAATTAGATTATTTAATTCTTTATTGAATTTTTTTGTTAAATTTAATATAGCTAATCTATGTGTATCTAACAAATATTTATCTTGTAATTTTTGTTTAGAGATTTCATTTCCTAATTCTAATGCTAAAGGTTCATATGATGATTCATCGCATCTAATTAATGCTTTTGAGATTTCATTATGTAATTTTGTTAGCTTCATATTATATTTTGTTTTGTGAATTATTTTTACAACCAACATTTATTATATATTTATATTATATTTTATTTATATAATATATAATGTCTAATTATGTTATACACCCTTATACTCTTATTCAAGCTGCTAAACTCGGAGTTATTGTTTTACCATCTAATATTAAACATAAGAAATTAGATGTTTATAAAAATGGTGTACTTGTTGCTCATATTGGTGATGTTAGATACCAAGATTATCCTACATATATTAAAACACATGGAATTGATTATGCTAATAATCGTAGAGCATTATATCATGCTAGACATAAATATGATACTGGAATTGATGGATTCTATGCTAAACATCTGCTTTGGTAAAAGTGAGGAGGTGAGGACTTAGTGAGGACATAGTGAGGACTTTGTTTTTTACATTTTTTTGAATATATTATTTATGGTCTTATTATACAGCATAAATTATATATCCTTACTTAAATGTTTTTAAAAGTGAGGAGTGAGGACTTAAATTGAATATTTCAAATAAAAATCTAAGAAAATAAAAAAGTTTACAAATTGTAAAACATTCGATATTATTTATCTTTTTATGGATAGAATCTAAAACAACTCCTCACTCCTCACTCCTCACTTTTAAAATAAAATAAAATAAAATAAAATAAAATAAAATAAATAAAATTGATTTAGAAATAATTTTCTATAGTAATATATATAACAACAATGTCTGAAATTATTAATAATATACCAATCGAAGAATTATTAAGAGCATATAATATTACACAAAAATCAAAAGAATCTCAGAGAAAATATTATCTTAATCATAAAGAGCAATGTCATAAATATATTTCTAATTATTTAGCTAATAAATATAAAAATGATTCAGAATTTAGAGAAAATAAAATTAAACAAGTTCAGGAAAGATATAATAAGATTAGATCTGATCCTGAATTATATAAAATTCAACAAGAAAAAGATAGAGAACGATATTTAAGAAGAAAACAAAAAAAAGAACAACAAGAATAAAATAAATATTTAGGCAAATAAATAATTATATTTAATTTAAATTAAATTTAATTATTTTAATTTAAAGAATTTTTTTTCTATAATATATATATATAAATGGAAATTATTGAAAGAGTACCAATGGAAAAAATTCACTATCTTAATAGTATGCCTTTTAATCAATTTAAAACATATGTTCCTTTATGCAAAAATGATGATGAAAGAAATACACAATTTGAATTAATGAAAACATTTTGTAAAACTAATATTAAAACTAAAGGAGAAACTAAAAGAATTTATGCATATACCCAATCAACATCTAATGATGTAGGTGGACGATTATTCTGTGGAAATTCTATTCAAGGCATTTCAAAAAAAATTAGAGGATTTTTATTGAGAGATACTACTACAGATATTGATATGAATAATGCGCATCCTGTTATTTTACATTATTTATGCAAAAAACATGATATTATGTGTCCAGAACTAGAATATTATATTAATCATAGAAATGATATTCTTAATAAATCTGGAAATAAAGATAAAACTAAAAAAGATTTTTTATGTGCTGTTAATTCTGATTCTATTAATAGAAAAAATAAAGATGAATTCTTTAAAAAATTTGATAAAGAATGCAAAAATATTCAAAAACAAATTACTGAACGATCAGAATATAAACATATTGTTAATTCGGTTCCAGCAAATAAAATATTTAATTGGTTAGGTTCAGCAATTAATAGAATTCTTTGTGTTTTTGAAAATAAAATATTACAAGAAGTTATTAATTTTATTATTAGAAAACAAATTGAAATTTGTTGTTTATGTTTTGATGGTCTTCTTGTTTATGGAAATTTATATAATGATTCTAATTTTTTAAATGAATTAGAAATTTATATTGAAGAACAATTTAAAGGATTAAATATGAAATTTTCATATAAAGAACATTGTGATGAAATTCAAATTCCTATTGATTTTAAATTTGAAGAACAAAAAGATGTTGAAATTACTGAAGGAAATGATTATGATAGTATTAAAAATGAATTTGAAAAAACACATTGCAAAATTATTAATAAGATTTTTTTTATCAAGAAATATGAAAATAAAATTATTATTATGAAAAAAGAACAACTTCGAAATACATATGAACATTTAAAATATGAAGAAAAATGTTTTATTAATGGTGAATATATTATTAAAAAAAGATCATTTATATTGAAATGGTTTGAAGATGAAAATATTTATTATAAAGATGATGTTGGTATTTTTCCTCCTGGAATTGATTGTCCAAAATGTTATTATAATTTATGGACACCATTTGATATGGAATATATTAATGATTATGAAAATAATGAAGAGGCTATTAATCTTTTTAGAAATCATATTAAAATTCTTTGTGGAAATAATGATGAGGTTGCTGAATATTTTGAAAAATGGATTGCACAAATGATTCAATATCCTGCAATTAAATCTGTTTGTCCTACTATAATATCTAGAGAAGGTGCTGGTAAAGGAACTTTATTGCAATTATTAGAGAAAATGTTGGGATCTGAAAAAATTTTTGAAACTGCTGAACCATCTAGAGATGTTTGGGGAGATTTTAATGGACTTATGACTAATGTATTTTTAGTCAATTTAAATGAATTATCTAAAAAAGAAACAACTGATAGTGAAGGAAGAATTAAAAAACTAATCACTGATCCTAAATTAACTATTAATAATAAGGGTATTTCACAATATCAAATTAATTCATATCATCGATTTATTATTACTACTAATAAAGAAGATCCTATTGCTACTAACAAAGATGATAGAAGAAAATTTATTGTTAGAAGTAGCGATGAATTATGCTCTAATAAAGCATATTTCAACGACATGTATAAATTATTAGATGATGTTAATGTTATTAAATCTTGTTATGAATATTTTAAAAGTTTAGATGTCAGTAATTTTAATTTAATTCCTTTACCTCAAACGGAATATCAAAATGATCTTAAATCATTAACTACCAGTCCTATTGAATCATGGATTAAACAATTAACTATTGATAATTATGATAAAGATTATATTGAATTATTAGGAAATCAATCATTTGTTATGTTTAATGAATGGTTATCTCAATCTGGAATTGAATTTAAAGTTTCTATTATTAAATTTGGTATTTTATTAAAAAATTTAAATATTGATGGAATTGAAAAGGGTAAACATACTAACAAAGGTGAAACTAAAATTTTTAATATTGTTAAATTAAAAAAAACTTTTAATATTGGTTGCCTTATATAAGATGTTAATATTTATTTTATTTGTATATAATTATATATAAATAAAATATTTTTCTTTATAATATATATAGAAAAAAGTGAGGAGGTGAGGACTTAGTGAGGACTTAGTGAGGACTTGAAATATTTATATATTTTTAAAATATCTCAATTATGGTCTTGCAATACAGCATAAATATACATTCTTTATTTAAAATGTTTTAAAAGTGAGGAGGTGAGGACTTAAATTGAATATTTCAAATAAAAAATACAAAAAAATAAAAAAGTTTACAATTTGTAAAATATTTATATTATTTCTCTTTTTATGGATGGAATCTAAAACAAGTCCTCACTCCTCACTCCTCACTTTTTTTTATATAGATAAAAATATAAGTATTGAGAATATAATTTCACGCTTTGATAATAAAGCATATTAAATTAAAATATGTAATAATATAACAAACCTAATTCCACCTTTTTATTTTTCATTATGAAATATATAAAAGTGTGTGCAAGCAATTTAAAAATATTTTCATTATACATAAATATATATAAATGTATAAAAATAAATGTAAAAAATGTAATAACAGTGTAAAATGTATATTTTTTGATAAATGTAAATCATGTATGAGAGGTAAATGTATAAATTGTAATAAAGTATGTAGATATGAAAATGCAATGTGTCATATATGTAGATTTAACATAAAGAACAAAATTCAGACAAATTGATTATCGAAATTCTCTTAAATATATAACAAAAGTGTTTAAATTCTATTAAATTGCAATATAAAGAATAATTTAAAGAATAATTCAAAGAAGAATATAAAGAATAATTTAAAGAAGAATTTAAAGAATAATTTAAAGAAGAATTTAAAGAAGAATTTAAAGAAGAATTTAAAGAAGAATATATTATAAAATAAAAATATAAAATCTATATTTATATATTATAATGAGTTTTATGCAAATGACATCAGGTTTAGATCCAAGTCTAAAATCAAAATATAAAGATTTATATCGTAAATTAGCTTTAAAGCTACAACAAGACGAAGGTATTCTTACAGCAGATGCTCCAGCAGAAGTTAATATTGATTCATTTTATATAGATTGTAAAAAATATGCGAATAAAGTGAAAGCATTGAATATTATATTATTAAGTATAGTTAATAAAATAAAATCAATAATTAATATTGCATCAAAAAAAGATGTAGAAGTAAGTCCAGAATCAATACCAAAACAAGATTTTACCATTTATATTGCATCATTAGAAAATGAAATATTAGAATTGGAACAAAAATTTGATTCAATTGAAAAAGAAATAAATAATTTGGATTTAAAACAAAAACAAAAATTAGCAAAAGCATTAGATGCTATGAAAGAAGCATTAAAAAATATAGATAATTCTGTTAATATTTCAAAAAATATAGCTTCATATGATGCAAATTATGAACCTGAATATCGAAATTTAGAATCAATTGAAACAAAATTATCAAATTTTGTTAGTTATTTTGGACAAACATTAAATTCTAAAAATATAAGATAAAATATTAATATATAATATATGATTCGGAATAAAATAGATTTTACTAACAAAATTCAGAAGGAATTTAAATATTTAGCATTAGATTATCATAATCAACAACTAGTTGGTTCTTCATCAATAAAAAAAATAATGCATTATAGTGATTATGATTTATATGAAAAAACTATTATAAATAATAAACTAACAATATATAATCTATTTTTAAATAAATATGTAAAATTAAAATCAAATGAATATATTTTAGATTTTAAATGTGGTATTGATATAAATGGAGAACCAATTCGTTGGGATTATACTAAATTATTAAAAAAAAAGAAATTATTTTTTGAATGTCTAGATCAAATATCAGTTATAAAAATGGATTTAGCATCTAAGATAGATGGTATTTATAATGAATTTTCTGAAATATATTATTTAACAATTAATGGTAATACCACTTATAATAAAAATGATCTAACAAAAGTTGGAATTTTAAAAGCGATTAAAAATGAATTTTATGATTTGTTAGATGAAGGAAAAAATTATAAGGCTTTAAAACGATATTTTTCTTATATTATTATAGATAAAAATGATTTTGATGAAAAATTAATTAATATTTTTAATGGCCAATTGGGTTTAATATATTTGAATGCTTCTAATCTTAATTTATTAGGTAATTTATTAGAAAAAGTCTCAACTATTAAAAATATAGATATAATAAATAATTTACAAATTATCAAACAATTATTATCTTTTATAACAAAATACGATATTCATTCAACAAATAAAATTGATGCAATTTGCAAAATTAAAAATAGAAAGACATTAATACATGAGATCTATAAATATAATGAATATTTAATGAATATCGTGAATAGAGATCCAACTGTTTTAAATTATTTAAATAAAATAAAAAATCTTTAGTATTAATATAATGGAACGATATGGATTTTCAAATGAATCTGGTAAAAGAATAGCACATATAAATGGTAAACACCATGTATATCTAGATGAAGATGATAATAATAAACTAGATAAAACAATTCATTTAGATGATGGTGTTTTTCAAATAACAGTAGATCCAAAGATAGAGCGCGCAGTCTTATATGTAAACGGCCCATCTGGAAGTGGGAAGAGTTATTTTACATCTAAATATGCAAATGAATATAAAAAAGTTCATCCAAAAAATGATATTATTTTATTTAGTCCAAAGTCTAATGATGAGTGTCTCGATAAAATTGGATTAAAAAGATTTAATTTCAATCACCCGGATTGGTTGGATGAACCTATAGATATTGATGAATTTAAAGATACATTAATTATTTATGATGATATGGAAGCTGTTAGTGAAAAGAAATTAAGAAAGAAAGTAGCAGATTTAATGAATGCTCTATTAGTCCAGGGTAGAAGTAATAGAATATCTGTAGTTGTAATAAACCATAATGCTTGTAGCGGCCATTATACTAAGCTGGTTCTTAATGAATGTACATCATGTACGTTTTTTCCAAGTGCATCTACTGGTAAAGATTTAAAATATTTACTTGGAACCTATTTTGGACTTAACAATAAACAAATAGAAAAAGTAAAAAATGTAGATTCAAGACACGTAACAATTATGAAAACTTATCCGCAAGTTATACTTACAGAATGTGATATTGGGTTTGTTAAAAAGATTTAAAACGATTTTAAAAGTATTTAAACGTATTCTATTATTATTAATTATAAATAATAATAAAATGCCTGATTATTCTAAATCAAAAATTTATAAAATAGTGTGTAATACTACTGGATTGATATATATAGGTTCAACTATACAACCATTATGTAAGAGATTATCTAGCCATGTTGCTGATTCTAAAAATAGAAAAGATTGTACTTCACGCGAGATTATTAAAAATGGTAATTATCAAATTACATTATTAGAAGATTTTTGTTGCGATAGAAAAGAACAGCTATTAGCAAGAGAAAGATATTTTATTCAAAATAATGAATGTATTAATAAAATTATACCAACACGAACACCCAAAGAATATAGAAAAGATAATTCTATTCAAATCAGAGAACAAAAAAAAGAGCATTATAATGATACTAGAGATACAATTTTGAATCAAAAAAAAGAATATTATGCAAATAATGCAGAAAAAATAAAACAATATAAAAGAGATTATAATAAATTACATAATGATAAAATTAATGCAAGAAGAAGAGAACTAAGAAAATTAAAAAAAGAACAAAAAGAACAAGAAATCGTATAAAAAAGCATTTAATATTTTATTTAAATTAAAATAAAATATTAAAAAGTATAATAAATCTATATCTTATATGGAAATGGTCTAGCACACCCAGTATCTGGATTAATTCCAGCTGGAATCTCACAGGCAGATGTAACCAATTGTAATGGTGGAGACATCACAGGCAAAGATCTAGCGGGGTCGAGTTGGTCTACACGATATCTTAAAGCTTTAAGTTCAGCAACCAACGATACTAATATTGCTTTATCATTAATACCACCAATAAAGCCTTCGGTATCTCGCCAAGTAAACATTGGATGAGCTTGGTAAGCCTCCTCTGCAATAAGCGAGACTTGGGTTTTTCCTGTTCTTATCTCTTTATATTGCACCGGCCGTAAATTATATACTGATTCTGTATTAGATAAATTAACAACATCTTGTTTCACTCTAATCGTACTTACATTAATTGTAACTTCATTAGTTGTAGTATTGAAAGCTAATGGAGCGTCGCCGGCCCCATCATTCATAGGACTCATATGAATACCACCAGTATCTCCAAGATTAAATATAATTTCATTAATTTTTCCAGGAACAGTTAAATTTGGTGCGTCATTTGTTAGAGTTAGGCCACCATTAACAGATCCTTTTTGTAAACTACATAATAGATCGCCAGTTGTAGTTGATGAAGCATTATAGAAATTAAAACCACCACCAAAAACATTTGCTTGAGATAAATTAACTAAATCAGTTTCACCTTGACCAGTAATATCCCAACCTATTTGCATTCCACCAAAAGAACTAGCTGGAATTGTTGAAATGCTTTGAACATTATTATTAAATGTAAATCCTACAGCAGAAGATGCCGTTGCTGGATTAGCAAATAAATCAGCTTGAACTTCTCCAGTTGCCGAAACATCATTAGTATTTAGACCAACACAATCAATTGTAGTTGCTACAATTAGTGGAAACCCATTTGGGCCGGTAGATGCTGCCACGGCTGCTTTTACTGCATTTGTAAATAAAGGGCTGTTTGATGTTGAATTTAGAGACATATTTATATATTATATCTAAATATTTTATTTATTTTTTTTTTATTTATTTATTTTATTTATTTATTTATATAAATGAATAAAAAAGATAAAAAAGAAAATGAATATAAAAAAAAATTAGAAAAAACATTATCTAATTTTGATTTCATTAAATATCTTGGAAATGATGTCCTTACAAAAATTTATAAATATACTGATTTAGAACAAATGAAAAATATTTATGATCTTTTACCAAATGAAAAAGATTATGCAATTATATTTACAGAATTTGAACCTAGAAAAGTAGGTCATTGGGTTTGTCTAACACGATATAATGATCATGGTACTAATACATTTTGTTATTTTGATAGTTATGGAAAACCCCCAGATTATCAATTAAAATATGTTCCTAAAATATTTAAAAGTTTTTTAGATGAAGATAAAAATGAAATATCAAGATTATTAAAAACAATTGATTCTAATTATTCAAATGTTATTTATAATTCATTTCCATTACAATCTACAAAAAATAATGTTAATACATGTGGTCGATGGGTAGCCTCATTTTGCAAACTTACAGGAGTAATGCTATATAACTATCAAAATTATATTGATTTAATATTAAATATTCATAAACAAACTGGAAAACCATATGATATTATTGTTTGCGAAATTACCTAATCTAAAATACGAGTATTTATACAGTTTTTATACCAAGGCAGCGCTCTTAATTTTATATTATCTTTACGTTTTACTTTTAATCCAAGTAATCCATATATTTCTGTTATTTTAAAATAATCTATTTCATTTTTATTTAATTTACATAAATCTAAAAAAAAATTAAAATATTCATTGTTTTCATCAATTATATAATTAATAAAATTATTCATTATATTTCTTGTATATTTTTGACAATCTTTTATTGATTTAAATTATAATATTCCAATTTTACATTTACATTTACATTTTGACATTTATAAATAATATATATATAATACATATATTTATATTATTTTATATTTAAGCAATCGTTTTTGAACTAATAAAATATTTATCAAACTTAGTTTCTAAACATCGTATTCTAGTTTCAAAATCTCTATTTTTAGAAGATAAAGTTTTATTTTCATTTTCTAATCTATTAATTTTATTATACATTTTTTTACTTTCATTTATTAAATAACATAACATTGTATTATAATTAGCACCATCAACTGCACCATCTGGACCATTCCAACTAAAATTTTCATCAATTTCTGAAAGTTCTTCAGCAATTGTGCCAACGTGATGAGATCCATCCTCTTTATTATCAAACTCAACAACCCTAACATTAAAAATAGAAGAAGTATCATATGTAATATCAACAATATTTTTCTTATATTTTCTAGATGATGTTGAGTATTGAATTTCAAATGTGCTGGTATTGTATACCAATGGCGCAATAACATTAGATGTGCTTCTAATAGGCGCAACAATAAATGATCCATTAGTTGCATTTGCAATAATAGCTCCAGTTGCATTAAGCATAATGGAACTAGAAATATCATTATTTGGTCTATTAAGATATCCTAAATAAATATTATAATTACCAGAAATAACTCCTCTTCCAGCTGAACCACCAAAAAATACATTTCCAATTCCATTAACTAAATCTAAACCAGCATTTACACCACAAACAATATTATTTGATCCAGTTGTAAGATTTGCTGCAGCATTATAACTATAAACAACATTAGCATTTCCAGTGGTAATATTTCTAGCAGCACCAGATCCAATAATAGTATTTTGAGAATATGAATATGTTCCAGTATTTCCAGTTAATCCAAGTCCTCCCGCAGCTGCATATCCAATAATTGTATTTTGATTTCCATTAGTAGATGTACATGCTGCTTCAGTACCGATTACTGTATTACTATAAATAGATCCAGTTTGAGATAATCCAAAATTAAATCCAGCTCCATATCCAATTAATGTATTATTCAAACCACCAACAATATTTGGACTAACATGCGAGCCAATAGAAGTATTTTTATAAAATCCATAAGGACCAGTTGTTCCATAATTTATTACACTAGAATTTGTATTATATCCAGAAAGATAATTTCCATATACTCCAGTGCGTCCATTATCAATTTGAATAGATGGATTAGTATTATTTGAAAAAATAGACATTGCTCCAGTTGTATCAACTGTAGGAGTATAAGTTCCAGAAGAAATCATATTTGTTCCAGTAAATCCCCCACTACCTGCAGCGCCTTGGTTTCCTTGTGGTCCAATCTGACCAGTTTCACCAATCGGTCCAGTTGCTCCAATCGGCCCAATAGCACCAACAATACCTTGAAAACCTTGTAATCCCTGAGATCCTGTAATACCATCAATACCAGCAGATCCAGTCGAACCCTGCATACCAATTTGCGCTCCAAATGATGTTTGAACATAAGAAATAGTATTATTTCTAAATTTAAAGACAACTTCTCTAACAACTGGAAATCCATTATTTACATATATTCTTAATTGTATTAATTTAGTAGAATCTGTTAGATAATATGCAGGAACAGATTGATTAATGGTAAATAAAAAATTGGATGTATCCAATTGATTTATAACTTTAGTGTTAGCAGATCCATTACTAATTAAAATTGGATTTGAACTTCCATCAGAATCAACTTGATATAATGAAACATAAAAAGATGGATTAAAAGTATTAATTTTAACTCCTGCATAAATATTAAAAATCCAATTTGCAGCAGGAATAAATGTAGAATTTAAAGGACTAGTATTAAAATAAGCAATTTGAACATTATTAGTGCTTCCATTTGTTAAAAATGTAATAGTACTTTGTACTGGATTAAATTCAGATGTTAATAAATCACCGGAAATTGGAGAACCAATTGTTGCAATACCTCCATTTGTATCTAAATACATATTTAATCCACCTGGACTACCATTTTGGCCAATTATGCCTTGATTGCCTTGGAAACCTTGAAATCCTTGCAATCCTCTCTGGCCGGTGGATCCCTGTGCACCAGTGTAACCAGTATCTGATCCTTGAAATCCTTGTGGTCCGATCGGCCCAATTTCACCCATCAGACCGGTTTCACCTTGATATCCTTGACTACCTTGCGGGCCGATCGGTCCCCGCTCACCGGTCGGTCCAGAAGGAATACCACCTATAGTTTCTAATATTTCATCTCTGGCAAATTTACTTCGAGTGTATGAATTCAATGACATATATATATTAATATATTATTTTAAATAAAAAAAATTGAAATTTAATAATATTAAAATTAATAATATTAATTTAAAAAATATTTATAAAAAATGCCAGATTATTCTAAATCAAAAATTTATGAAATAGTTTGCAAAAATACTAATTTAAAATATATTGGATCAACAGTTAAAACATTAAATGAACGATTATATAATCATATTTATGCTTTAAAGAAAGGAGAAAATATATCATCTAAAATAATTATTAATAATCAAAATTATATTATAAATTTGTTAGAAGAATATCCATGCAATTCAAAAAAAGAATTATTATTTCGGGAAAGATATTTTATAGAAAATAATGAATGTGTAAATAAAAAAGTACCAATTAGAGAAAAAAAAGAACAAAAAGAATTAGATAAAAAATATCGTGAAAATAATAAAGAAAATGAATTAAAAAGAAATAAAATATATAGAGAATCTAAATCTAACAAAGATAAAATAAATGCAAGAAGAAGAGAATTAAGATTATTAAAAAAAGAACTTAAAGAGAATCGAACCTTTGGTAAAGAAAATATTTGTTAGATTATATTAAATTAAATTTATTATTTTTTTTATAAATATATAATATAACAAAAATGTCAGCAATAACTAAACAAGCTAAAGCACCATCAGAATCAATTGACCTAATCTATTATGATGTTGTAGCATCTAATTTAAATACTAATATTAGCCCACCTCAGGATTTTACTTTTTCAGAAGTTAGATCTGTGCCATTTCTAACAAATCCAGAACAATATAGAATGTCAATTATTAGATTTACATTAGATACAGCTGGTTCAGTCCCATTAGTTTTACCATTAATTCAAGCAAATCAAGCAGATTTAAATCTAACAATATATTCAGTAACATTATCATACAATGGTACTGATTCACAAGCATATATTGAATTTGAACCAGATGATTTAAATGCAGCAGTTCCATTAGCTCCAATTCAATATCCAAATAAATTACAAAATAATCAAACCGGATATTATAATATTTATTCATATCAAAATTGGATTGCATTAATTAATAAAGCTTTTCAAACTGCATTTGCAACTTTAGAAGCATTGGTTGGAGAAGGATTTCCATCAACTTTTGCCCCAAAGTTAATATGGGATGTTACAACTAACACAGCAATATTATATTCTCCATATTTATATTATAATTCTTTTGTAGCTACTAATCAAATAAGTATTTTTATGAATGCTCCACTGTTTGAAATGTTCAATACATTTCCAAATATTATTCAAAATTATCCAACTGTCACTAATGGCAAAAATTTTCAAATTTTAACAACATTTTTAACTGATCCTCCAGTTGAAAATTTTCCTACTAATAATCCAAATGCAGTATTATGTATAATTACCCAACAAGAATTAAGTACTATTGCTAATATATCACCAATTTTATCTATTGTATTTACATCTGATACATTACCAATTATTTCAGAACAATTATCAAAACCACAGATAACTGCAAATGGATCTATTTTACAAAATTATGGAAATAATGCCTCATTTGCTAATGTAATTACAGATTTTGTTAGTGATAGTGGCGTATATACCCCAAATATTGTATATTCTCCTAGTGCACAATATAGATATATTCAATTAAATACTAATCAGCCTTTATATAGGTTTGATTTTAGAGTATATTATAAGATTAGAACTGGAGAATTAATTCCATTTAAACTTGTTGCTGGAGCATCTGCTAGTATAAAGGTATTATTTCAAAAGAAAAATGGAATTATATAAAATAAAATTAACTAAGATTCCTTTTAATAAATAATAAAATAATAATAAAAAAAATAATAAAAAAAAATAATTTTTATATTTTGATATATTATAATATAATGGATTTTAAAACAGTTTTACTAGAAGATTCAAGAATAAGTGATGTTAGATCAGAAATTACATATGGTGTAGAATCTGGACCACAAGATTATACTGTTCAGCAACTATCAGCTGATTCAATTTCAAGTTCTAATGTCCAATATAATATTCAAGTTGCAAATAAGGGAGTTTTAATTGATAGAAATTTGAAAATTCAAAATATACTATCAGTAACATTAGATATTTCTGGTGTTCCAACTGGTGCACAAGCATTCTCGTATGGTTTTACTGATTCATTTCAAGCATTTCCATTTATGAAATCTATTAATACTGTTCAAACTTCAATTAATAATTGTAATATTTCAACTAATTTGAAAGATATCATCGATGTTGTTTTGAAACAAAATGATATTAGAGAATTGAATAGATATAATAGCTCTTGTCCATCTTATCCAGATTCTCAAATTGGTCAATATAGTTATACAGCAGCTGCTGGCCCTACAAGTCAAGGTGGTACTTTTTCAATTGCCGGATCAAGTGTAAATCCAATGGGATCAATATCTGGTGGTTCTCTTGATTATGATTTTGCTCCTCGTGGTGCTTTTCCATTAACTTTTTGTCAAGTGGATCGTTATATTGGCACAACATATCAGGATGATTCTCCAATTAGTACTGGAACTGCAAATGAAAATTGGAAAGTTTCATTGCAAATTCAAACTCAAGAACCAGTTGGTCTTGCTTTGGGTCCATGGATAAATACTAATCCATTTGATTGTGCTGGAATGTCTGGTATTAATAATATGACATTTACATTTAATTTAGATAGTAAATTGGCCCGTGTATTTTCAACCTCAAATTATACAGTTTCTGGTGGTGTTAAAACTGCATGGATTACAAATATTTCTGGAGGTATATCTCCATACAATAATACTGCATATAATCAACCAAATTTTGTAAGTAATTCTACTATTTTATTGAATCAAATGTCACTACAACCAAGTCAAGTTTTGAAGCAACCAAAAATCCAAAGTATTCCATATATTGATTATTCATCTGTTATTGTTAATCCAGCTAATAATAATCAACCAATTCAATCAGGTGCAACTGCCCAAATTGTTTCAAGTTCAACTAATTTTTCATTGATTGCTGATAAATATATTGTATATGTTAGAAAGCAAATGGCAACTCAAAATTGGAGTGATCCTGCATCATTTTTGGCGGTTCAACAAGCATCACTTCAATTTAATCTTAAATCTGGTTTGTTATCTAGTTTAAGTCAACAAGATTTATGGATGGCATCTGTTAGAGCTGGTTCTCAACAATCATGGCTAGAATTTCAAGGTCAAGTTAGTCAAAATAATAATCAAACTGGTTGTGCATTTAATGTGCCATCATTGGGTTCAATTCTAGTTCTTAGTCCAGCTGAGCTTTTTGGTCTAAATGAAGAATTAGCGCCTGGTTCTCTTGGTCAATTTCAATTTTCAATTAATTTGACAGTTAAAAATCAATATTCATATGCTATTACTCCAGAAATCGTTATTCTTCCAATTCAATCTGGTGTTATTCAGATCTCAGATGGCCTTACTCAAGCATATACTGGAATATTATCTGGTTCTAAAGTAATTGAAACTAAAGAAAGAGGTGAATCCGACGCATTGGATAAATCAGCTTACATGAGACTTGTTGGTGGAAAATCATTACATCATAGAGCCTTATCAGGACTTCATAAAATTGCTGATCATATTAAACCCCATCTTAAACACATTGGTCATAAACTTCATGGTGGCGTAACTAGTGGTGCTGGGATGCAAGGTGGTGTTATGTCAGCCGCTGGAATGAAGAAGCGTGTTAGTAAGTATTGCTAGAATAGAATAAAAAATAATAAAAATAATAAAAATAATAAAAATAATAAAAATAATAAAAATAATAAAAAAAGAATTAAAATAATAAAAAAAATAATTATTTTATTATTATAATTTATAATAAGATGGATCAAAAGAAAGTATTAGATATTTTGAAACGCGCAATTAAATATAGTGAACCAGAGCCTGAATATTACCAAGGAGGTGCTGCTCCTAGACGTAGAGTCACAAAGAAATCTAAAACTCCTAAAGCTAGAGCTCCTGCTAGACGTAGAGTTTCTCTATTTGAAGGTGGTGAGCAAGGTGGATCTGCATTTGGTAAATTTTTTAAAAATGTTGGTAAAACTCTTAAACCAATAGGCCAAGAATTTTTAAAAACTGGTGCAGATCTTGCTAAAGAACATGCGCAGAAATATGCCCAAAATGCTTTGACTGCATTAGCATCTGCCCCAATGGGTGCAGGTAGAAGACAAAAAATGTCTAGAAGCGTTCATCATAAATCAGGAGGTGATGCTAGAAAACAAAGAGGTGCATTGGTTTCTAAATTAATGAAAAAATATGGTGATTCACTTGGTGATGCATCAAAAGAAGCATCTAGATTAAAGGAAAAACATGGTTCTTATGCAATGGCTCTTAAACATGCTTAAATAGTAATCTTATCTATAAAATATAGATTATGGGTAGCTGGGGTAGCTATAAATGAAGATTCTATAAATTCAAAATATAAAAAATAAAAATATAAAAAATAAAAAATAAAAAAATCAAAAGTAGGTACCCCAAACTAAATAATAGATTTAATAATATAATTAACAATAATATCATCTTCATTAATATGAACATTAAGATAATTATCTTTATTTAATTGTAGATGAATATATTTACCTATTTTGGTAATTTTATTACTTATATGAGAAATATGGTTTATATAGAAATCATTATTAAAATTAGTTATACAATCAGATTCTAACGAAAAATTAAAATATAAACAAGTATTATAATTTCTAACAGTAAACACACACTTATTATCATTAAACGTTACATTTAGAATATCGAACTCGTTAATGTCATTCATAATTCGTTTAAAATTAGTTGTATCAAGTTTAATAGATTCAGTATATTCAATATTTGGTATAAATCTTAAAATATCATAATCATCTAATAAAGTAATATATTTACAAATAGTACAAGATGATTGTATAGATTCAATAAATAGTTTATCATTATCTATAAAAATATAACATTCAGATTTAATGGATAATAATTTAATAGATTTATATAAATCTGTAGTTGATAATTTAATACTAAATTTACGATCATTATTTTCAATATATGTTCGAATATTAATAATACTATTATGCTTAACATTAACTGCAATAAAATTTACATTATTTCCATCAAACATAATTGTTAGCTCATCATCAATACTAACAATCATTTTTATTGCATTTTTAAAAGCTTGGACACATTTAATCTTATACTTCTTTATATTATTCATTATAATAATAAATAATATAAAAAAATTTGGCTAAATATTAATCTTTATTTATTTATATTAAATGGATGAAGAATATTTATTGAATATTATAAATAATAACTTACAAATTAAGCTTAAAGAAAAGAAATTAAATGGAGAGGTATTTACAGATTCGAATTTAATTAATAATATATTAAATGAATTACCTAAAGAAGTATGGCATAATCCATATCTAAAATGGTTAGAACCATGTGCAGGTATTGGAAATTTTATGATGTTAGTTTATATTAGATTAATGAAGTCATTAAGTGAATGGGAATCTAACAAAACTATTTTGAGTAATCATATATTGAATAATATGTTATATATGATTGAAATAAATAATGAAAATTGTAAAATATGTAAATATAATTTTTCATCTAACATAATTTGTAAAGATTTTTTAAAATATGATACAAATATAAAATATGATATTATAATAAGTAATCCTCCATTTCAAGATAAACATAATATTGGAAGTAGAAATAAATTATATGAAAAAATATTTGTTAAATCATGTTCAATATTAAAAGAAAATGGATATCTATCATTTATTGTACCAGATAATATGTTTAGTAAATTGAATAATTATCTAACAAATAATAATATAATATATATAAATTTTTTAGGTAATTATTTTAAATCAATTCAATGTAATGTATGTTATTTTATATTAAATAACACAACCAAAAAATATAAAACAATAATAGAAGATATAAATGGAAATAAATCTAATATTTTGTTAGATGATAGAAAAATTAATCCAATTAAAGAATGGAATAATTATACAGATGAATTAGTAAATAAATATATATCAAAAACAAAGAATAATTCAGTATATAATAGAGGAAAAAATATATCAGAATATATTGGATCAAAATATGATGTAATATATTTGCCTAACAAAATATTAAAAACTGATGATATTTTGTTAGCTAAAGGGTTTGGAATTAATAAAATTATTATATTCATGATGCATTCTGAATTAAAATATTTAATAGATTATAATGGGATATATGGATCTGGTCCGAATACATTATATATACCATTCACATCAATAGATGAATGTAAATATTTAGATCATATTCTGAGTAGTAACGAATTCAAATTGTTAGTCAACATAACGCGAGGTATTCGTAAATTCATGAAACTCGCATTATTTCAATATCTTAAAATATCATAGAGCATATATGGTGTAGTGATTTAGAACACTATATAATATGGAAATTAATCAGTTACTAGCACTCAACCCGTAATCTAATTAAGATATTACATGGTAAATACGTGTATGTTCGGTTAATTAAAAATTTTTTGTTAAGCTATCTATTAACGTCCATATTAACTTGACCAATATTTTACATGTCTGGATGCATATTTTCTTCACCATTTATGCTCTAAGAGGTACCAATTAATAATCAGTTTCTTAGAGCATAAATAACCACTATTTTCGCATATTGTTTTACACCATATATGCTCTACATTTTATTTATTTTTTTACATATTCTAATGCTTGTAACACTGAGTGTCCCATTTCTGATGCAGTTTCAGTCATCTCTCTAAGAGATCCCATCGGCTTATTTAAATACATATTTGTTAGATATGAATGACGTAACATGTTAATTGATATATTTTTTCCAAATATCTTATTTAATCTTTGTGTTAATTTTACTGCAGACAATTTTGAACCATTTGAATCTACTAACAAATAATCCCCTTCATTTTTGTTAGATAATATTGATATCCATTTATTAAGAATCTTTTTTAATTCAGTTGGTACTTCAATTTCTTGTGTATTATAAAACTTAGCTGTTTTGTATTTGCGAAACACAAATTTCTTTTTATTATAATAATTTGTATTATCATTTGAATTTTTATACACCATTTCACACCAATCTAGACTTCTTCTTGGTGGACTATAAATTCCAGTTGTTAGACATAGTATCACATAATTTTGAATGTCTTGTAGCTCATTCATTGTAAGTTCCTTTTTCTTAGATAACATATTAAATTGCTTTTTATATAATTCAATCACCTTTTTTACATCATCAT